GGCCGCGGCGGCACCGCAGCAGCTGGTGGCATCCGCGCAGAGTGAAGCCGATCGCATTATGGCGTGTGAAGAAGCGAACGGTCGTGAACAACTGGCGGCAACGCTGGCGGCGATGCCGGAGATGACGGTGGAAAAAGCCCGCCCGATCCTGGCGGCTGCACCACTGGCGGATGCCGGGCCCTCACTTCGTGATCAGATCATGGCCCTGGATGAGGCAAAAGGGGCAGAAGCGCAGGCTGAAAAACTGGCGGCCTGCCCGGGAATGACCGTGGAGAACGCCCGGGCTGTGCTGGCTGCGGGATCAGGTAAGGCCGAACCGGTCTCTGCATCCACAACCGCCCTGTTTGAACATTTCATGGCGAATCATTCACCGGCAGCGGTGCGGGGTGGCGTGTCACAGACGTCAGCAGACGGTGATGCGGACGTGAAAATGCTCATGGCCATGCCATGAAGTCAGTGCTGACCATCAATATGAGGTTTTAACAAAATGGTGACGAAAACCATCACTGAACAGCGTGCGGAAGTACGTATTTTTGCCGGTAATGATCCGGCTCATACCGCCACAGGCAGCAGCGGGATTTCTTCTGCAACACCGGCTCTGACGCCCCTGATGCTGGATGAAGCCACCGGGAAACTGGTGGTCTGGGATGGACAGAAAGCCGGTAGTGCGGTTGGCATACTGGTACTGCCGCTTGAAGGCACCGAGACGGTGCTGACCTATTACAAGTCGGGGACCTTTGCGACGGAGGCAATCCGCTGGCCTGACAGTGTGGATGAACACAAAAAGGCAAATGCCTTTGCCGGCACAGCCCTGAGTCACGCGGCTCTGCCGTAACACGTTATCAGGCCACCATGGTGGCCTGACTGATTTCTTAATGAAAGGAACTGATTTATGGGATTGTTTACGACCCGCCAGTTACTCGGTTATACCGAACAAAAAGTTAAATTCCGTGCGCTGTTTCTGGAGCTGTTTTTCCGCCGTACGGTGAATTTCCACACCGAAGAGGTGATGCTGGACAAAATTACCGGAAAAACGCCGGTGGCGGCCTATGTCTCCCCGATCGTTGAAGGAAAAGTGCTTCGCCATCGCGGTGGTGAAACCCGCGTGTTACGTCCGGGCTACGTCAAGCCCAAACACGAATTTAATTACCAGCAGGCGGTTGAGCGCCTTCCTGGTGAAGATCCGGCTCAGCTGAACGACCCGGCCTACCGTCGTCTGCGTATCATTACCGATAACCTCAAACAGGAAGAGCACGCTATTGTCCAGGTGGAAGAAATGCAGGCGGTGAATGCCGTGCTGTATGGCAAATACACCATGGAAGGGGAACAGTTTGACACGGTCGAGGTGGATTTCGGACGCTCTGAAGGAAATAACATTGAGCAGGCCGACGGTAAAAAATGGTCTGAGCAGGACCGTGATACGTTTGATCCGACGCATGATATTGACCTTTACTGCGATCAGGCCAGCGGTCTTGTGAATATTGCCATTATGGACGGTACGGTCTGGCGTCTGCTGAATGGCTTTAAGCTGTTCCGCGAAAAACTGGATACCCGTCGCGGCTCAAATTCACAACTCGAAACGGCAGTGAAAGACCTGGGAGCGGTGGTGTCTTTCAAAGGGTATTACGGTGATCTGGCCATTGTGGTGGCGAAAACGTCTTATGTGGCAGACGACGGTACCGAAAAACGTTATCTGCCGGTGGGCACACTGGTCCTGGGGAATACGGCAGCAGAGGGCATTCGTTGCTATGGTGCCATTCAGGATGCGCAGGCGTTGTCCGAAGGTGTGGTGGCCTCTTCCCGTTATCCGAAACACTGGCTGACTGTGGGCGATCCGGCCCGTGAATTCACCATGACGCAGTCCGCACCGCTGATGGTGCTGCCGGATCCGGATGAGTTTGTGGTGGTGCAGGTGAAATAATCCGTGAGCGGGGGCGAAATGCCCCCGTGTCTTTTTTCACAGGAGGCTGAGATGGCAACAAAAGAAGAAAATCTGAATCGTCTTCGTCAACTTGCTGGCCTGCTGGGGCGCGAGGCGGATATGTCGGGGAGTGCTGCGGATATTGCGCAACGTGTGTCTGAGTGGGAAGAGGAGCTTGCTGTTTCCCCGGAGGGCATTATGCACTCTGATGAGAGCGGGGCTGATCAAAATCACACAGACGATGGTGAGCAGTTGAACAACACGGATGCTCCGGATGATGTTAAAGCCGTCCGGGTACGGAAGTGCCTGCAAGTAATGGGGTATTGCCCGGAGACAGGTCGTCCCGTTGAGCTGGCGTTACGGGGTATGCGTGTTCTGGTGCCATCATCACTGGCAACGGCCATGATACAGCACGGAACGGCTGAATATGCGTGATTTTCAGAATGCCTTTGATGCTGCCCTCGCCGGGGTAGACAGTACGATCGTTGAAGTGATGGGGCTCTGTGCGCAGTTCACCTCGGGGGCACAGTGTGGCAGCGAAGTTCAGGGGGTTTTTGACGATCCGGAGTCGCTGGGGTTTGCCGGTGGCGGGGTCCGTATTGAAGGAAGCAGCCCGTCATTATTTGTGCGGACGGATACGGTTCGTGCCGTGCGGCGTGGTGACACGCTGACCATTAATGGTGAGACATTCTGGGTGGATCGTGTTTCTCCGGATGACGGGGGCAGCTGTTATCTCTGGCTCAACCGTGGGCAACCACCCGCAGTTAACCGGCGACGATAAACGCAGGGTGAATTATGGCGATAAAAGGGCTTGATCAGGCGATTGACAATCTGAGCCGGGTTCGTAAAAACGCCATTCCGGCTGCTTCTGCAATGACCATTAACCGCGTGGCCACAACGGCGATTAATCAGTCTTCGTCACAGGTTGCCCGGGAAACCAGGGTGAGACGGAAACTGGTAAAGGAACGGTCCAGACTGAAACGGGCGACGGTCAGAAATCCGAATGCCAGAATTATCGTTAACCGCGGTGATCTCCCTGTGATTAAGCTGGGGATCAGAATGCTGGGGCGTCGTCCGAACAGCATACTCAAAGCCGGTCAGCATCGTTATCAGCGGGCATTTATCCAGCGATTAAATAATGGGCGCTGGCATGTTATGCAACGTCTTCCCCAGGCCAGATATGAGGAGGGCAATGACGACAAGGGAAGGAAAAAGCGTAATCGCCTTCCCATTCAGGTGGTGAAAATCCCGATGGCGGCCCCACTGAAACAGGCATTTGATGAGAATGTTGACCGTATCCGGCGTGAACGCCTGCCTAAAGAACTGGCATACGCGCTGAAACAACAACTGAGGATTGCGATAAAACGATGAAACACACTGACATTCGTGCCGCAGTGCTGGATGCACTCGAGCAGCATGAACACGGGGCGACGCTGTTTGATGGTCGCCCCGTTGTTTTTGACGAAGAGGATTTTCCTGCGATCGCGGTTTATCTGACGGATGCAGAGTATACCGGTGAAGAGCTGGATGCAGATACCTGGCGGGCCACACTGCATATTGAGGTGTTTTTACCGGCACAGGTACCTGATTCGGAGCTCGATCAGTGGATGGAAAGCCGGATTTATCCGGCGATGACTGCGATCCCTGCACTGGCAGGACTGATTACCACGATGGTTACGCAGGGCTATGAGTATCGTCGTGATGACGATATGGCGTTATGGAGCTCTGCAGATCTGACTTATTCCATTACATACGAGATGTGAGGACGATATGGCAACACCAAATCCCCTTGAGCCGGTAAAAGGTGCCGGTACCACTCTGTGGGTTTACAACGGCAAGGGTGATGCTTATGCAAACCCGTTGTCAGACGATGACTGGCAGCGACTGGCTAAGGTGAAGGATCTGACGCCGGGCGAGATGACGGCAGAATCCTACGATGATAACTACCTGGATGATGAAGACGCGGACTGGACCGCGACCGGGCAGGGGCAGAAATCTGCAGGTGATACCAGTTTTACGCTGGCCTGGAAACCGGGAGAGGAAGGCCAGAAAGGGCTTATAGGCTGGTTTGAAAGCGGCGATGTCCGGGCCTATAAAATCCGTTTTCCGAATGGCACGGTGGATGTGTTTCGTGGCTGGGTCAGCAGTATCGGTAAGGCCGTGACGGCGAAAGAAGTGATCACCCGCACGGTGAAAGTCACTAACGTGGGTAAACCTTCTGTAGCGGAAGAACGCAGCAAAATTACGCCGGTCAGTGCGATTAAGGTGACGCCGGCATCCGGTACGGTGGCAAAAGGGAAAACAACCACCCTGACGGTTTCTTTTGAGCCGGAAAGTGCAACCGACAAGACGTTCAGAGCGGTTTCCGCCGATCCGTCGAAAGCCACCATTAGTGTGAAAGATATGACAATTACGGTAAACGGCGTGGCGACAGGTAAGGTGCAGATCCCTGTGGTGAGCGGAAATGGTCAGTTCGCCGCAGTGGCTGAAGTCACCGTTACTGAAGCGGGCGCTGCAGGGTAAACGGAGGTAATACATGTTTCTGAAAACAGAACAATTTGAATATAACGGTATGTCCGTCACGCTTTCCGAATTGTCTGCGCTGCAGCGGTTTGATTATATAAAGTTTGTTTCAGACGCAGAACAACAGGAGACAACGAAGCATGATGTCGTGCACATTAACCAGCGATATCTGGAAACGGCATCCCTGCTTGTGGCGATGTCGCTATGGCATACCCATTCCCTCAAAGGCACTCTGGCCTCTCCGGAGACAGAGATGCAGCAGATCCGCCGTGAAGTGATGCTGGGATGGCCTGCTGATGCACTGAATCAGGCAACGAACCGGGTGCTTTATCTTTCAGGTATGCTGGATAACCGGCACGATGCCGATCCTGAACAAACCGGGAAAGCAGAAGCGACTGAGCCGGTAACATCAAAAAAGCATTCGAAGGCGAGCTGAACTTTGTCCTGAAACTGGCGCGAGAGATGGGGAGACCCGACTGGCGCGCCATGCTTGCCGGGATGACATCCACCGAATATGCCGACTGGCGACGTTTTTACTGCACGCATTATTTTCAGGATACCCAACTGGACGCTCATTTTTCCGGGCTGATGTACGCCGTACTCAGCCTGTTTTTTGGCGATCCGGATATGCATCCGGCGGATTTCAGTCTGCTTGCTCCAGCGTGTGAGGAAGAGCAGACGGAGATGCCGGACGAGGAAGAAATGCTGATGCAGAAAGCGACAGGAGTTGCCGGAGGCGTCCGGTTCAGAGGGGACGGAGGGCGCGATATTTCACCTTCTGCGGATGTGGTGGATGTCAGCGAGGATGATGTTGCATTAATGATGGCTTCAGCGGGGATTTCCGGAGGTGTGAGATATGTCCCAGCCAGCGGGTGATCTGGTTATTGATTTGAGTCTGGATGCGGCCCGGTTTGATGAACAGATGGCCCGGGTACGCCGTCATTTTTCCAGTCTGGAGGCGGATGCCAGAAAAACCGCCAGTACTGTTGAACAGGGGCTGAGCCGACAGGCGCTGGCTGCACAAAAAGCCGGGATATCAGTCGGACAGTATAAGGCTGCCATGCGCACACTGCCCGCACAGTTCACGGATATTGTCACTCAGCTTGCCGGTGGTCAGAATCCCTTCCTTATCATGCTGCAGCAGGGGGGGCAGATCAGCGATTCATTCGGTGGACCGCTCAGCCTGCTTACCCTGCTGAAGGAGGAACTTCTCGGGATCAGGGATGCCTCTGAATCATCAGAGGAGTCGCTGTCAGATACGGCAAATGCACTGGCTGAAAATGCCCGGAATGCCGGTGAGCTGGGACGATTTATGTCGGTGGCCCGTGTGGCGGCAGGTGGCGGGGTTGCCGTACTGGCCGCGCTTGCTGCCGCCGCCTGGCAGGCAGAGCAGGCTGACCGGGCCTTATTGCGTTCACTGATCCTGACCGGAGGGGCGGCTGCCACCACAACGGCAGAATTGTGGAAAATGGCCGGGGTGATCAGCGATGAAGCCGGTGGTGGTATCAGACAGGCGGCAGAAAATCTGGCCCGTCAGGCAGAAAGCGGGAAATATACCGCCGGGCAGCTACGGATCATGGGGGAAACCTCTCAGAGATGGCTGCAGACGGTGGGGGACGATGCCGGGAAGGTGGAAAAAGCCTTTGAAGGGATTGCAGCAGATCCGGTGAAGGCGCTGGCCTCCCTGAATCAGCAGTATAACTTCCTGAGCGTTTCCCAGTTACGCCATATTGATGAGCTTGAGCGCACGAAAGGTAAACAGGCTGCGGTGACGGAGGCGATGTCCCTGTTTGCGGATGTCATGAATGCACGTCTGGAGCAACTTGATAAAGCGGCCACGCCGGTGGAAAAAATCTGGGACGATGTTAAAACTTGGACTTCTGACGCATGGGCATGGATAGGTGATCATACACTGGGGGCACTCAGTCTGATCACTGACGTGGTGGCCGGAACCGTTGAACAGGTGAAGCTGCTGCTTGTGCAGGGGGATCTGGCGCTGGCTGAATTTATTCAGTCAGCCTGGGAAACGACAAAGAATGTGCCCGGCGTTGGTGCGTTGTTTGGTGAACTGGCAGAAGAGAACCGCGTATTTATTGAGAAAACAAAACGCGATGAACTGGCGCTGAGAAAATCCATTGCGGAACGGGATGCGCGTATACGCCAGGGGGAAATGGGGTACATCAACCGCTCGCGTGCAACAGGCGTCAGCAAAGGTCCTGGGCAGCAGGAAGCCGTCAGCCGTCTGGCTGAAGAGCTGACAGGTAAAAAGCATACATCACCGAAAACGCGCTCTGCCGGGGAGAGGGAAGAGGAGCAGGCAAGAGAGGCTCTGCTTGCCCTTGAAGCTGAGCTCAGGACGCTGGAAAAACACAGCGGTGCGAATGAGAAAATCAGCCGGCAGCGCCGTGATTTATGGAAGG